TAGCACAAGCAATAACTGGAATAGGAACAATTGAATCTTGATCTGATCCTGTCATAAACTTGGAAATCTTTTTAATCATCATTTTTTCTTCAAACACCTTTCCTTTGCACTCCTCACATTCAATGTATGGAGCATCGGCGTAATTAATGTTTAATTGAGGTTGAGTTCCTCCAGTATTTTGTAAGTTATCCATAGTTATTATACTATTTTTAGTAACCGCGTGATTGTCTATCGCGATTTTCTTGATTTTTTGACATATACATATTGTACATTTCTTGAGGAGTCATGCCAATTGAAATAGCATAATTCATGAAGAAGTGTAGCATGTCAATAATTTCAAATTTTGCTTCAAGCTGGTCGCTTTCGGAAAGGTCTGAAAATTTAATATTTGAGTACTGGGCAAAATCTTTTTTCCAGTACTTCCAAATAGCGTTTCCACTACCATCTTTAATTCCGCCAAGAGCGTCAGTTGCTTCATGAATTTCGTCAATCATTGCATGCGTATTTGCATGCCAAAAGGACATAATTTCACGAAGAGTTAGATTTTCAAAATCCCATCCATATACACTATTCTGAGTATCTTTTTGTAAGGCCATGATATCGCCTAACGTGTCAGAACTCTGAGAATACAGATCTTCGATCTTAAGATCGGCACAAGTATTGTCAATGTTTGCCATTCTTACATTATTTTTAATATATTATACTATAAACTATGCTGAGGATCTTAATTTTTAATTTTTTTTAGAATTATCGATGATATTTAAGATAAATAATTAAAAATATCTACACAGAGATGGCTGAACCAAAGATAAACTTAAATAATTACAAGTCTAGTGGTGTTTACACAGTTGAGATCGATGCGAGTGAGAACGTAGTTCTACCTCTTACAACAGGTCGATTAATCATAGGATCAAGTAGAGTAGGTCCTTTTAATACAGTAGTATTAATTAATGATGTTAGAACTTTACGTGCAGTATTTGGAGAAATAGATCCAGTACTAGAAAAAGCAGGAAGTTACTTCCATAGATCAATAGAAGTAGCTTTACGAGAAGGACCAGTATATGCGATGAGTGTATTACCATTGGATTCTGATATAACTAATCCGAGCACAAATTTAGATCAAGCTGCATTTACTACATTTAATACTGAATCTTCTACAAACAATAATGCTGCAACAACGATTAGTGAGTACCCGATAGTTGAATTTTTTAATAGACAAAGACTATGGTTTGCTGAAGCTGCTAAACTTAATAAATCTAAAAATATAGCTCTTGGTGACGACCCATATTCTCCAAATTTTGGTTTAAGTACTGCTGAGTCTAATAAAATTTTATCATTTGCAAACTTAGGTAACTTTAATATGACTACTTGGGTAAGAAAAGCAAATGTTACTGGATTTGATGTTACTGCTAGAGAATGGTATGCAAGCGTAGGAAGTACGGAAATTGATTTTCCTAGCTTTGTTCACAAAGATGATTTTATTTCAGATTATTTTGTTGAAGTTATTTCAATAAATGGAGATTGGACAAATCACATTAAATTAGCTAAGGATCCTATTTATAGTAAATTCTTTGATGCTTCCGGTTTAATTGAATCAAAGGCATCAGACTTTTTTGCATTACGTGAAGTTAAAGTTATTAATAGAACAATTGGATGTTTAATTCCTGATTTTAGAGATCAGAGCGGAGTTACTGTTTCAATTGATAGACTGGTAAATAAAGCTTTTCCTACGACTGGATTACTGTGTTCATTAGATATTGAGAAATTAGACTTAATTGAATTAGATCAAAATACTTTTATTGATAATGATATTACAACTAATCGTATTGATATTGTTGGTCAAGGATATGAAGAATTAGCTGAGGTAATTGATGATGGAGATAACACAATTGCTGCTACTCCATTAATTAATGTTTTAAGCTATACTAAACCTGCAAAAACTGATTTGATTTACGATGTTGACCAAATAGTAGCGGTATTACCTCCTTCAATTATGACGAATGAGGTTTATTTAGTAACTGGAGGAACAGACTATCTTATTGTAACAGAAGGTGATTTTTTATATAATGCATATTACCAAGGTTTTATTAGAACTGGTGATGCTGTTAAAAATAACTCTAATACTGGATACATTAAAGTAACTGATTCATTGGAATTAGGAGGTATTAAATATATTAAGATAGAAGCATTTGCAGATGCAGCACTAACGACGTTAGTGGACATACCTAATTATCTTGCGCCTGCAACTAAAGTTAAATTTGTAACTACTAATGGTGATGAATTTAAAAATACTTTTACTTTAACTAATACTTCATTCTTTTTAAATTATTCAGTTAATCAGTCTAATGAATTAGTATTAGAGCTTGATTCAGCATCTGGATCATTTGCATCAAATAAATTATTATTTGAAGAATATTTTAAAGTAAATCACTATATTAAAGCTAATACTACTGCAGGTAGAGACAGATTCTTAAGAATAGTATCGGTTCAAGTAAAAAATCCTTTAACTGACCCTAATGTCTATACTATTACTACAATGGCGCCAAGTGTTGATGAAGTGACTGGAATTGATACAGCATCTAATACTATTCAAGTATACAAAGGAATCTCTAATTTTGTACCTACTCTAAAGGGTCAAAATTTAAGATCATTTGCAATTAGAAAAGCGGTTTTACCTGATGGAACAGCAGATCGTTTAGAAGGAGCTGGTGGAATATTGGATTACCTTTTCACAGATACTGATATTCCAGCGGCATTATCAAATAATGAATTAGTTGATTTTAGATACGTTGTTGATAGTTACTCTGGTACAATTTCACAATCATCTAAATACCAATTAGCTAAATTAGCTGCAGTAAACGGCCAAGCTATGGCATTAGTAAATGCACCATCGGTTCAACAGTTTGAAAAATCAGTTGATCCAAGCTTTATTAATACTTCAACTAAAAGCGTTTCAATGGAGTACATTTCACAAGGAGGTAATTTATCATTGAATCCTAGCTTTACTTATAAGTTTGCTGAAGAAGATGTTAAAGGAGTTCCTTTATCTTCTTATGCTTCTTTCCATTTCCCTAACTTAATTGTAAGAAGCGGTAGTAAAAATATTTCAGTACCACAAGCAGCGTATATTTCTAATCTATATGTTAGAAAATTCAAAAATGGTACACCATTCTTAATTGCAGCTGGTGGTAAAAGAGGTGCTCTTACTGATCCTGAAATTGTTGGATTGGAATATGATCTTACTGATGATGATAGAGATTATTTAGAGCCAGTTGGATTTAACTTGACAGTTAAACGTAGAGGTTTTGGAATTATTTTATTTTCAAATAACACTGCATACCAAAGAATTAATTCAGCTCTTAATAATGCTCACGTTAGAGATAACTTATCTACTATCGAAAGAGATATCGAAAAGATCTTATTTAATTTCTTATTTGATTTCAATGATGAGATTACAAGATTAAGAGTAAGAACAATTGTTGAAAACTACTTAGATGCAGTTGTAAATGCTAGAGGTATTTCAACGTATGAAGTGATTTTTGATTCATCAAATAATACTAATGAGGTGATTTCTGCAAATGCTGCAATCATTGATATTAGAGTTGATTTCCCAAGAGGAATCCAGAAATTCATTAACCGAATCACTATCACAAGAGTAGGAGGACAATTAAGTTCAGATGCTACTGGATTTATTCCGAGCTTCTAATCTTTAAATATGATATGATTATAAAAGGAGACTAATAAGTCTCCTTTTTTGTTTAGATAAATAAAAATAAACTGTTGTATATGCAATTAAGTGAACATTTATCATTAGCTGAAGTAACTAGGAGTGAAACAGCAAAGAGACGAGGTATTTCAAACATGCCAACTGAAGCTCATCTTGCAAATTTTAAATTATTGGCAGAAAAGGTTTTTGAACCAATTAGAAAACACTTTGGAAAACCGATTCATATATCTTCAGGATATAGGTCGGAAGCTTTAAATAAAGCAGTAAAGGGATCAAAATCTTCACAACACTGTAAAGGAGAAGCGATTGATATTGATATGGATGGGAATTCAAATGGAATAACAAATAAAATGATTTTCGATTACGTTAAAGATAATTTATCGTTTGACCAAATGATATGGGAGTTTGGAACTGATTTGAACCCAGACTGGGTTCACGTTTCTTATTCTGCTTCTGGAAAACAGCGTAAGCAAATATTGAAAGCGATTAAGAAAGGAACATCTACTGTGTATATTCCTTACAAATAAAAAGAGGAGCATTTAGCTCCTCTTTTTTTATTCAAATTCCTCAAGAGAAATTTCATCAAATTCATCAAGTATTGAAATTAATTCGTTTGACATAATAACATAGTGCTTTTCTCCTTTAACGAATAATTCTGCACCAGCATATCGATTAAATAATACTTTATCTCCAGGCTTAACTAGCATTGGATTATTGAAAGATCCATCTCCACAAGAAATTACAGTTCCAACATTAGGTTTTTTTACTGCTTTTTCAGGAAGCATGATTCCTTGACTTGTTCTGGTCTCTTTTGTTCTAGGTTTAACTAGTACTCTTTCGTATAATGGCTTCATATTAATGATAAATTATTTTTTAAAGTGGAAAATTCCCTGCTATTAAAATTGGTCATCTCATATGACTCAAAGAATTCAATTAGAGCTTCTCTGATCTCATCTGGGAATACTTTAATCGACAAACGAGTTAACCTAATATTAAGCAATAAGTGTTCTCTAATCTCATCTGTTTTATCTTGATCTTTGATCTTATTTACTTTTTTTATTTCTGAAACAATACTGCTAATCACATTTTCATCAAGGTTATCAATTAATGGGATTACATTATCTTCTCCAAAGTTTTCTTGGATAGCAGTAATTATTTTTTTAGCTTTTGCTGGAGATACTCCAGTTATTTTTGGGATATGGTCTGATTTATCGCCTAGTAAAATCTTACTCAATACTTCTTCCATAAAATCTACGCTATGCTCAACGTAATCTTTATTTAATAGGTTTGAGATAGTTTTTTCAATTGACGCGCCAGTTATGTGATCATCACTTAATGAAAAGAAGTTGTCTATTTCATCATCAGCACCAGCTGGAACCAATTGATTTGCTCTAAAGAGACGTTTGGTCTTTGCCATTTGCTTTGGTGTAATCACTAGGACATTTTTATCAGTAATCCCAGTAGTTTGTTTTATATCTTGATCTACTGTGTAGATCAATAGGTCGCATTTTAGAATATCACATAAATATGCTATGATGTCATCTCCTTCAGTACCCTTAAACTTATATTGATTTATTCCAGATTTAGCAGCAATCGCTGGCATAAATACTTGTTGGAAGTATTCAAAGAATAGGTATTGATGGTCATCGTATTTGCGATTCCCTTTATATTTAAACTCAGTAGGAGCAGAAGTGGTCTTAAAATCTGAATTTTTAAAAAATTCATTAGTATAATCCTTTCTCCAACTTGCTGAGTCAAACACGATATGGACTCTCTGTGGATGAGACGATATTGGAGCAATTAGGGAGTTTAAGTAAGTATAACAAAAATTTCTAAATGCTATCTTAATGTGTTCCTTCAATATAAATCCATTATCATTAAATAAATCATTAACATAATAAGCATCACCAGTCCTTTTATCTCTAGAGGATTGGGACTTAGTGACGCTTATCGCGACATTAATAAAGGCGTTTCCGTCTATAATTAAGTCCATTGTTAATTTTTAAATGTTATTTTGTAGGTTCTTCTTGAGAATCGCTGTTTTTGCGAATTGCTCTAATTGCTGTTGCAATAGTCTCAGATTCTAATAGGCTGAATGCACCTTTTGCTTGTGAGAAATTAGCAGAAGCAACTAATACAAAAACCGCTTGACTAACGTTCATATTTGAGATAAACTCTTCATATGATGCTTCATCTGCATAAGAAATAGATCCAAACAAAACATTTTGTTGCGGATGAGTTGCTGCAGTTTGTTCGTTTTCAACAGTTGACTGAGCTTCAGTAAGTGTTTCTTGATTTTCCATGTTAATTATTGGTTATTTTTATTTTATAAATCTTTAAATAAAGAATCGTATTCATCATCAGAATCTTCAGAAGTAGAAGCTAATTCAGAAATTGGCTCTAAGTCAGCGACTGGAGTAGCCTTAGCACTTGTAAAGTCTAAATCGTCATTTACTGATGCAGCGGGCTTATTTACTTTTCCGCCTTTCATTCTAGCACGAACTAATTCATTCATCTTAGTATCTTTGCTTCTTTCTAAGATCATTTCCAAAATCTCTTTTTGTGGGATTGCAGCAACAATTGCTTGTGCAACTCGTTCAAAAGTATCTTCGGTCCAATCCTGGTGATAATATTCATCCATTTTTGGAGTGTTTTTAGTCAAGAACTCATTTACAAGTTTAACTGATTTTTCTTCATTTTTAACTTGTACTTGAGTATCTCCAACTTTAAATACTAATGGAGTTACTTCATCCATAAATTTACATTTAGACCAATCTCTAAATTGTTGAGTTTTTTTACCAACTACACAAAGCAAGTCTTTACCTTCAAGTAAGTGGAATGGATTGATTTTCTTAGATGATGCAAGTCCATCTAATTCTTCAGGGTTAACTAATTGATCGATTAATTGATCAATTTGGTTTCTAAACTTAAAGATCTTAATTGTTCCCTCTAAGTCTGGGCGCTGCGGGTCTTTCTTAATATACACAGCAGAGTGATGTGTATTCCATCTAGAAAAATTCTTGTTGATGTCCTCAACTAATTCTGGTTCTTCTTTCTTAAGAGAACGCAATACTGACTCCATTGTCCAAAGAATTGATGGCTTGTCAACGTTTGATGGACAATCAACAATTAATGATTCTTTTGTTAATGGGTTCCAAAATTTTGCGGTATACTTAGTATACTTGCTTTTGGATTTGTCAAAAATGTAAGGTACGAACCTAAATACTGACTTGTACGAGCCGTTATACGCATTTGGATCTGGGTCATAGACGTTTGGATCCGTTTTTTTACTTCCTGCTTGTTTCTGCTTAGAAAAGGTCTCCTCTGGTAAATCGAAAAAATCTGTCATAGTTATTTTTATTTTTTATTATTATACTATTTTAGGCGTACTAGTTTCATAAAAAACAAAAAATGCCTCAAAAAGAGGCATTTTCAATGTGTAAAGTCTAATAGATTACTCTGCAGTAATTGACCCACCAAGTTCAGGTATAGAATCAATTACTAATTGATTTAATGCATTTAATGCTATTAATATTTGATTTGCATCAGCTAGAGAGTAAACACCTTTTAAATTCGCAGCATCTAATGCTTGTTGAACTATTTTTAATGCTTGTTCTGGGTTCATAAATCTAATTATTTTAGATTACGCTGTTACTTTTGCAGAAATTTCATCTGTTAAAGTTTGACGAAGTGTT